AGCAGCTCTGCGTCTGTACGGGTTTCACGCTGCGTGACCACTGGTCTTGGCTACTCACTGTGACTGTCTGAGGGAGGTGCTCATGGGCGCTCGCGGCCCTGTCCCCAAGCGCAGCGACCAGCGGCGCCGCCGGAACGCACCCGAGGTGCCGATAGAGCAGGCTCCGGCCGCCCCTGGCGGGGTGGAGGTGCCGCCGGCACACGACAGGTGGCATCCCATCGCCCGGGACTGGTACGAGTCGCTGGCCAGGTCGGGCCAGTCGGCGTTCTACGAGCCCAGCGACTGGGCGACCGCGGTCCTGATCGCCGAGTCGATCAGCCGGGACCTCAAGCCGCAGGTGGTCGGGGTGCACCCGGAGACCGGGGAGCCGGTCATGGCGGCGATCCCGCTCAAGGGCGCGTCGCTGGCCGCCTACCTGAAGGCGATGACCGCGCTGCTGGTGACCGAGGGCGACCGGCGCCGGGCCGCTGTCGAGCTGCAGCGGGTGCGGCAGGACCCTGACGCGGAACGGGAGGCTGGCATTGCCCAGCTCGCCGACTACGCCAACCGTCTCACCGGCTGAGCGGCTGGTCACCCTTCCCGCTGGGGTGCCGAAGCTGACGCTCGGCTACGCGGTGGCGCAGTGGATGGAGCGGTGGCTGGTTCAGCCGAACGGGCCGGACGCGGGCAAGCCGTTCCGGGTGGTCGACTCGCAGCTGCGGTTCCTGGCCTGGTGGTACGCGGTCGACGAGGACGGCCACTGGCTGTTCCACCACGGCGTGCGCCGCCTGGCGAAGGGGTCCGGGAAGTCGCCGTTCGCCGCGGCGCTCGCCCTGGCCGAGCTGTGCGGGCCGGTGCGGCTGAAGGACTTCGACGCCAAGCTGCCGGGCGGCTGCGTCGGTAAGCGGGTCGACATGCCGTGGGTGCAGATCGCCGCCACCGCCGAGTCGCAGACGGCGAACACGATGCGGATGGTGCGGGCGTTCGCGCCGAAACGGTCGAAGATCGTCCGAGAGTACGAGCTGGACCCGGGGAAGACGATCTACTACGCGGTCCCCGAGGGCAAGCTTGAGGTGATCACGTCGTCGTCGACCGCGGCCGAGGGTGCGGAGGCGTCGTTCGTCGTCGCGGACGAGACGGAACACTGGAAGCCGTCCAACGGCGGCCCCGAACTGGCGGCGACGCTCGAGGACAACCTGGCCAAGTCCGGCTCCCGCATGCTGGAGACCAGCAACGCGTGGGTGCCCGGCGCCGAAACGGTCGCCGAGGCGACGTGGGAGGCGTGGCTGGCCCAGGAAGAGGGACTGACCAAGGGCGACTCGAAGATCCTCTACGACGCGCGGGTCGCCCCACCGGGCGTCACCCCGTACTCGCCGGAGCCGGAGATGCGCGCCGCGTTGGAGCACGTCTACGGCGACTGCTACTGGGTGGACCTGCGGCCCATCATGAACCGCATCTGGGACCTGCGGTCGTCGCCGGAGGACTCGCAGCGCAAGTACTTCAACCGGCCGACCAAGGCCGCCGGTGCCTGGTGCAGCCCGGAGGCGTGGGCGCTGTGCGCCGACGTCGAACGGATCGTCGCCGACGAGGACCCGATCGTCCTGTTCTTCGACGGGTCCAAGTCGGACGACTCGACCGCCCTGATCGGCTGCGACGTGGAAACCGGCCACCTGCTCACCCTCGGCGTGTGGGAGCGGCCGTTGGACCCGGTGCTCGCCAAGGGGTGGGAGGTTGACCGGGTCGACGTTGACCGGACCGTCCGGCGCACCTTCGAGCACCGCAACGTGGTCGCGTTCTTCGCCGACGTGCGCGAGTTCGAACAGTACGTGGACACGTGGGGGCAGGACTTCGGTGACCGGCTGGTGATCGACGCCACCGGCGGCAAGACGCGCCACCCGGTCGCCTGGGACATGCGCACCCACGTGCGGGAGTTCACCGAGGCGGCCGAGCGGATGCTGGTCGACATCGAGGCCCGCGCGGTGACGCACGACGGGGACTGGCGGCTGGCCCGGCACATCGCGAACTGTCAGAAGAACGAGAACAAGTGGGGTGTGTCCGTGTCGAAGGAGTCGCGGGAGTCGCCCCGGAAGATCGACGCCGCGGTGTGCGCGATTGGTGCGCGGATGGTGCGCCGGCTCGTGCTCGCCTCACCGGCGTGGGAAAAGCTCAAGCTGGGGCCGAAGAAGCGGCCCGGCCGTGTGGTGGCGTGGGGGTGAGTTGTGGCTCTCTCCCGGGATGATGCGACCGAAGTCGTCAAGCACCTGGTCAAGGTGCGGGAGGCCGAATCCGACCGGCTCGACCGGATCTACCGGTACCTGAAGAACAAGGTTTGCCGCATCTATATCCCACGGTCGGCGACCGCCGAATATCGGGAACTGGTCCACCAGTCCCGCATCAACGTGATGCCGCTGATCATCGGCGCGGTGGCGCAGAACCTGTTCGCGGACGGCTACCGGCCGGCGCGGGCAAGCGACAACGCGCCGGCGTGGGAGGACTGGCAGCGCAACCGGATGGACCTGCGGCAGGGTGGCCTGTACCGGGCGGCGCTCGCCTACGGTGTGGCGTACGCAGCCGTCCTGCCCGGCGACCCGGCGCCGGTGATCCTGCCGTATTCGCCGAGGCAATGCACCGCGGTCTACGAAGACCCGATCAATGACGAGTGGCCCATCTACGCCTTGACCTGCACTGTGGAGCGGGACCGGCAGGGTAAGCCGGTCAAGCGGATGCGGCTGTACGACGAGACGCACCGGTACCGGTTCGTCGGCTCCGCCGACTCGCAGACACCGCAGTTCGAGGGGGCCGATGAGCACGGCTTGGGCGTCACACCCGTCGTGCGGTACCTGAACACCTACGACGACCTGGACGACGGCCCCGAGGGCGAAGTCGAGTCGCTGATCCCGCTGCAGGACACCGTGCAGCAGACCACCTTCAACACGCGCATGGCCGAGCACTACGCCCTGTTCCGGCAGCGGTGGGTGACCGGCATGGCGATCCCGGAGGACGAGAACGGCAACCCGATCGAGCCGTTCAACTCCGCCGTCAACCGGGTGTGGCACGCCGAGAGCCCCGATACCAAGTTCGGCGACTTCGAACCGACGTCGATTGACGGCTACCTGGCGTCCCGCAAGGCCACCCTGTCCATCATCTCCGCGTTGGCGCAGCTGCCGCCGCAGCAGCTGCTGGTCTCTGACGGCATCTCGAACCTGTCCGCTGAGGCGTTGGCGGCGATCGAGTCCGGCCTGCAGCGCAAGGTGGGTGAGCGAAAGACCAGCTTCGGTGAAGCGAATGAGCAGCTTCTGCGGCTCGTCTCCCTGGCCGCTGGCCGGCGCGAAGGGTGGGAAGACACCTCAGCACAGATCGTCTGGCGTGACACCGAGTCCCGGTCGCTGGCGCAGGTAGCCGACGCGCTCGGCAAAATGGCGCAGATGCTGGCCATCCCACCGCGGGCGCTGTGGGAACGCATCCCCGGCGTCACCGACCAGGACCTGCAGCGGTGGGAGCAGATCGCCGAAGAGGACGGCGGCATGCGGGAGCTGATGGCGATGCTGCCGAGCAATGCCACACCGGAAGACCGCGACTTCCTGCGCCGTAACCAGCAGCTCGCCGCGGAAGGGTAGTCCGGTGCCGTCACCGGACGCCGACCGGCTGACGCGCCAGCACAGAGCCGCGCAGGCCGCCATCGGCCGCGCTGTCGTACGGCCGATCCGGCAGACCGCCCAAACCGCGCCGCTGACCGACGTAGACGGATGGTTCGAACGGATCCTGCCGCAGCTGCTGCGCATCGTCGCCGCCGGCTGGGCAGCGTCCCGCAACCAGGCCAGCCGGTACCTGATCCGCCACGCCGCTCTCGAGGGTGTCGACGTCGAGCCGGTGCGGGCGCTGTGGACACCACAGCGAGTCATCGCCTCCGCGCGGGTCACCGGGCCGGTGGCGTTCAAAGAGCACGTAGAGTCGTTCCACGCTCCCGAGGGCGCGAAGCAGGCCATGGTGACCAGGCTGACCGGAGCCATGCAACGACAGGCGCTCGCCGGCGGCCGGGACACGATCGCCCGCACCATCGAGGAGTCCGACAGCATCATCGGCTGGCGGCGGGTCACCGACGCCGACCCGTGCGCCTTCTGCGCCATGCTCGCCAGCCGGGGCGCCGTCTACAACGAACGCACCGTCCGGTTCGAAGCGCACGACGGGGACGAGTGCACTTTCGCCCCGCTGTACGAGCACGAAGACGAACCCGACGAAGTCCAAGACCTGTACCAGCAGTGGCTGACCGCCACCGCTGGGCATTCGGGGAAGGCCGCGATCCGCGCGTGGCGACGCTACTGGGACAAGCGGAGGAAGGATGGCTGACTTCAGCGCTGAGGAGCGCCGCCGCCTGGCCGCCCGCGGCCAGGCCATGCCCGGCGGCCGGTTCCCGATCCGCAACCGCGCCGACCTCGAAAATGCGATCCGGGCGGTGGGCCGTGCCGGCGGGCCCGGCGGCACCGCCGCCGACCGCAACGCCGTACGCCGCTGGATCATCCGCCGCGCCCGGGCGCTCGGCCTCACCGACATGATCCCCGACACGTGGAACTCAGACGGCACACTCCGCACCGGCCGTGGCCGGCTCATGCGCTGACGAAAGGCAGGTAATCGGTGGCGTTCAACCCGCGTCAGCCTCGCGATCTTCGCGGCCGGTGGACCACTGTCAGCGGGGTGCTCCGCGCGGCAACCAAGCTCGACAACGAGGAATTCCACGTTCCGAAGCCCCGGCTGAACACCTCATCGGCACGCCGGGCGCAAAAGGCTGACCTTCAGCTGCTAGTCAACTCCATCCGCGAGGGCACCGCGCCGCGCAGGTTCCTGGAGTACCAGCACCCGCGGCTGCGGATGCAGGCGATCCGGGAGACCGGCTCCGCACGCAAGCCCACCCGCGAGGCGATCCGCGAAGCGGTATCCGGTACGCGGCGGCCGCAAGACGGGCGTGGCGAGGTGGTGTTCAACCCCCTGTCCGGCCGATTCGTCGCCACACGCGGCCGCTACCACGAGGTGCAGGTCGGTGACAGCGTGGAGTTCGCGAAGAACGCGGTGAACCGGGCCAGCGCCGTACGGCGCAAGCAGGCCATAGCTGTCTCGCGGGGCCGGCTCGCCACCCCCACCTACTCCGGCCGTCACCGCGCCTCATAGACCACACAGTCCACCCCGGACTGTGCCTACCGCCCCAGGAGGGCAAAACCCTATGACCGATCCGACGCCTGCGCCTGGAGCGCCGGCAGACGAACCCGCGACCCCACCGGCCGGGCCGGACCCGAACGAGCCGGTAGACGTCGCGTCCCTACCACCCAACGTCCAAAACCTGATCAGCAGCCTCCGCAAGGAGGCATCCGCGTCCCGGGCCACCGCGAAGGCCAAGGCCGCCGAAGAAGCCCGCACCGAACTGCTCAACCAAATCTCCCAGGCGCTCGGCCTGGAGGACACCCCCAACGATCCGGCGGTCCTCACCGAGCAACTGGCCGCGGCCCAGGAGGCCGTGGCCGACGCCCAGCTGGAGAACCACGTGTTCCGGCGGGCGTACAGCCTGGGCGTCAACGGCGACCGGCTGCTGGACTCGCTCACCTTCCGCAAGGCCGTCGACGACCTACCCGACGACGGTTTCGAAGAGGCGTTGGACAAGCTGATCAGCGAGTGGGCGGACCGTGAACCGAGCCTGCGGCTCGGCGGCCGACCCAACCTCTCCACCCGACCGGTGGAGAACCTGCGCTCCGGCGCGCTCCCGGCCAGCGACCAAGCCCCCGTCGACGCCGACGCGTGGATCCGTCGCATGGCCGGCCTCCAGTAATGAGCCCGATGGGGCTCACCTTCTGTCCAGTTAGGAGATAGCCCCAAATGGCTGTGGACCTGCAAATTTCGCGTCGGTCGAGTGGATCGGACCCGCTCGTCCCGGAGCCGCTGCGTCGGGAGATCCTGCAGGGTCTCCCCGCCGCATCCGCCGTGTTCGGCCTCGTGCCGGAGACCCAGCGGATCACCATGTCGGCGTTGACCGAGCGGACCGCGGTGCTGTCCGTCCTCCCCGAGGCGTTCTTCGTCTCCGGGGACACGGGGTTGAAGCAGACCACCCGGCAGCAGTGGATCAACAAGTCCCTGGTCGCCGAGGAGATCGCGGTCATCATCCCGATCCCCGAGAACTACCTGGCCGACGCGCAGACGCCGATCTGGGAGCAGGTGCGGCCCCGGCTCATCGAGGCCGCCGGCGCCCTCGTCGACGAGGTGGTCATCTTCAACATGTCCGGCTCCAAGCCCAGCACGTGGGGGCCGGACATTTACCACACCGCCATCGCCCGCGGCAACTACGTCCACGAGGGCTTCGGCCCAGACCTCGGCGTGTCGATCGCCCGCGGCGGTGAACTGCTCGCCGCCGACGGCTACGACCTCAACGGCTTCGTCTCCAAGCCGGGCCTGGGTTGGAAGCTGGTGCAGATGCGCTCCTCGGACGGCCTGCCGATCTACCAGCCGGACCTGCAAAACGGCGGCGTCGGGAACCTGTACGGGCTGCCGCTGCGGCAGCTGAAAAACGGGGCGTGGAACTCCACCGAGTCCACACTGATCGGTGGGGACTGGTCGCAGGCCATCATCGGCATCCGGCAGGACATTTCGTTCCGCATCTTCACCGAAGGTGTGATCACCGACGGCGCGGGCGTGGTCAAGCTGAACCTGATGCAGCAGGACGCGGTCGCGCTGCGGATGACGATGCGCTGCGCCTGGCAGGTCGCCAACCCGGCCAACCGAATGAACCAGGACACGGCCACGGGCAACGCCACCGCACCCACCGAGTCCACCACCCGCTGGCCGTGGTTCGTGCTGCGCCCGGTCGGCTACTCCTACAGCTGATGCGCGTCGTCGCACTGGCCCATCAGTACGTGCCGACCCGTTGCGCGGGCGCGGAGACCATGCTGCACAGCATGCTCCGCGCCCTCGCGCGGCGAGGCCACGACGTCCACGTGTCCCTGTCCGTCCAAACCGGCGACCCCTACACCCACGACGGGGTCACAGTGTGGCCGGTGCAGGGGATCAAGGCGCAGCACATCGTCCACGCCGCAGGCGCCGACGTCCTCATCGGACACCTGGAAAACAGTGAGCCGGCCGAATTCATCGGCCACCTCAACAACATTCCGGTGGTGCTGGTGCACCACAACACCCTCGACATCTTCAAACGGGCCCTACACTTTCCCCAGGCCCGCGTGGACCTGGTCGCCGTCAACTCGGAGTGGATGCGTCGCGACCTCGAGGAATGGCACGCCGTACAGCAGTTGCCGATGCCGCCCACCGTGGTCGTTCGGCCGCTGGTCGACCGGTCCGACTACGCCGTCGACGGACCACACGACCACGTCACCCTCGTCAACCTGAAGCGGGACGAGCAGACCCCGCACGGCGTCACCCTGGGCAAGGGCGGGGAACTGTTCTGGCAGATCGCCGAACGCATGCCCAAACTCAAGTTCTTGGGCGTCAAAGGCGCCTACGGGGACCAGGTGCTCGGCAACCTGCCCAACGTCGAAATCCTCGACCACGTCCCACACCCGCAGATGCGCGAGAAGGTGTTCGCCCGCACCCGCGTACTGCTCATGCCCTCGGCCTACGAAAGCTGGGGCCGGGTCGGCACCGAAGCCATGTGCTCCGGCATCCCCGTCATCGCCCACCCCACCCCCGGCCTGGTCGAGAACCTCGGCGACGCCGGCATCTTCGTCGACCGGGCCGACGTGGACGGCTGGTGTAGGGCGCTGCGCACCCTGGCCATGCCCCGCCCGTATGAGGCGGCCCGCCGGCGGGCGCTCGCCCGCGCGGCCGAACTCGACCCACAGGCAGACCTTGACCGCTGGTGCGACGCCGTGGAGGCGGCCGCACGCCAACCCGTGGGGGTGTGACATGTCCCTGACCCTCTCCAACGCGGCCCGGTCCGCCGCCGCGGACGCGGTCGTGGACCTCGTCGACGGTGGTACCCCGCCGGCGCTGATTCGTGTCTACGGCGGCAGTCGCCCCGCCGGCCCCGGCACCACCACCGCCGAGACGCTGCTGGCCGAGTTCGAGTGCGCCAACCCGGCGTTCGGGTCGGCGTCCAACGGCGTGGCCACGCTGGACACCACGCCGGCGCTGACCGCGACCGGGCTCGCCGCCGGCACCGCCACCTGGTTCCGGATCGTCACCGGCGGCACCGCGGCCGGCGGCGCTGGGGTGATCGACGGCGAGGTGTCCGACGACGGCGGCGACGGCGACCTGAAGCTGAACACCACCACGATTTCCGAGGGGCTGAACCTGTCCATCACGTCCGGCACCATCACGATGCCGGCCGGCTCAGCCTGACCCCATGGCGGTCACGATCCGCGGCGACACGCCTGCGGTCACCGCCAGCACGGCCAACCCCATCTCCGTCACCGTGGACGGAGACCGGCAGCCCCAGGCCGGCGACCTGCTGCTGATCTTCCACGGCAACGACTTCTACGGCCTGGCGAACATGCCCACCCCGACGGTGGGTGGGACAACGACCGGCGTCACCGCGGTCACCACCGCCGACGCCGGCAGCAACTCCGCCCACGTCAAGGCCTACACCTACCAGGTCAGCAGCAGCGGGGACCTGACCGTATCCGTCACCGAAACCGGGTCCGGCGACGAAGACAAGGTGCTCGTCGTCTACGTCCTGTCCGGCGCCAACTTGGACGACCCGGTGGACGACGCGGCCGGCGCGGCGTCGGCGTCCGCCCAGACCAGCCAACCCGCCCCATCCGTCACCCCGGACAGCGAAGACGCGCTGCTGGTGGTGCACAACAACTCCGGCGGCGGCGCGTCCACCGCCTCCTACACCCCACCCGCCTCCCCGTACACCGAGCTGTACGACGGCCGCGCCGGCGGGATCTCCTACACCGGCGGCGTCGAGCAGCTGTCCGCGTCCGGGGCGACCGGTACGCGCACCATCACCGCGGCGACGTCGGTCCCGTGGGCCGCCATCACGGTCGCCATCCGCGCCGCCGGCGCCAGCGTCGTCGACGGCACGCTCACCGCGACCCTGCCCGCCCTCACCGGACAGGCCGAAGGCGCCGCAGCCGGCGCCGGCACGGTGGCCGCGACCCTGCCCGCCCTCACCGGCGCGGTGGCGGCCGACGCGTCCACCACCGGCCAACTGGCCGGTGTCCTGCCCACCCTGACCGGCGCGGTGGCGGCCGACGCGTCCACCGGCGCCCAGCTCGCCGCCACCCTCCCCCCACTGGTCGGGGCGTTCACCGAAAACGCCCCGCTGACCGGCGGCGTGCACATGCTCACCGCCGCCCGGCCCGCCGCCACCATCCGCACCACCGCCGCACCCCGAATCCGCATGGAGGTGACCGATGACTGACATCGGCGACGACGTCAAGGTCACCACGAAGGTCTATGTGGACGGACAGCTGGCTGACCCCGGCTCCATCACCCTCACCGTCACCTCGCCGTCCGGTACGACCAGCACCCCCACCCCGTCCAACGACTCCACCGGTGTCTGGTCGGCGACGTTCAACACCGACGAGGCGGGCCGGTGGCAGTACGTGTGGACCACCACCGCCCCCGCTGGCGTCGAACACGGCTACGTCGACGTCCAAGCGGACCCACCACCGCGACTGCAGCCGCTGGCCACACCCCAAGACCTGGCCGCCCTGCTCGGCCGGGACCTGACCGACGCCGAGCAGACCCGCGCCGCCGCGCTGCTGCGCTCCGCGTCGGCGAAGATCCGCGCCTACACCAAGCAGGATTTCGACCACATCGACGACGACCAGATCGTGCTGCGGCCGGTCGGCTCACACCTGCGGCTGCCGCAGCGGCCCGTCACCGCCGTCACCCAGATCGTCGCCCTGGGCGGCGCCGGCCTGGCCGACTTCACCCTCCCTAGCGGGTCGTGGCAGTGGGACGGCGTAGACCTGGTCGAGCTGTGGCCGCTGGAACCGGACGTGTGGATCAACCTGCCGTTCGACTGGCCCGAACGCACCGGCTACGGGCCGGACACGTACCGGGTCACCTACTCCCACGGCTACACCACCACCCCCGACGACGTGGTGGACGTGTGCTGCCAGATGGTGCTGCGCACCCTCACCGCGCCCACCACCGCGGATGGGCTGGTGCAGGAGACGATCGGCCAGTACTCGTACCAGTACGGGCAGGGCCCGGGCGCCCAGTCCCCTGGTGCCGGGGTGAAGATGACCGAGGACGACCGGCGGGCGCTGAAACACTACACCCGGTCCGCGTCCACTGTGGCCCTGCGGGTGCGCTGATGGAGGATCAGCGCATCGTCTGGGTGACAGCGCCACCCGAGCTGATGACGTGGTGGTACCTGTGGTGGGTCTTCCCGCGGCGGGGGTGGTTCTGGTGAGCGGGGTACCGGGCCGGCTACTGCCGCACACCGTCACCCGGGTACGCCCAGCCACCAGCACCGACATCTACGGCAACACCACCTACGACTACGGCCCGGCCGCCAACCGCAAGGACATGGCCGCCTGGCTGCAGCAGAACAACCGCACCGAGCCGCTGTCCAACGGCCGCGACCCGCTGGTGCAGGACTGGCTCATGGTCACCAACGAGGCCGACGTCCAGGGCTACGACCGCATCGAATGGGCAGACGGGCCCCTGACGTTCGAAGTGGACGGACCGCCCGCGCCGGTCAGCACGCCGGCCGGCTACCACCACACCGAGTCAACCCTAAAGGTGGTGGCCGGGTAGCCATGGCGAAGGACCACGACGGCTTCCCGGTCGACGGGCCGATCACCCGCCGGCTCAAGGCCACCCGCGGCGACGACGGCTGGTGGCCGCCCCGGGACGGCGACAAGACACCCAAGGACACCAAGCACGAGGGCTGGCACGTCACCGGACGCGGCAAGAAGGGAGGCTGAGATGGGCCTGGTCCGCTACCGGCCGAACCGGCGCGGTGTCCGCGACCTGCTCAGCTCACCCGGCGTCGTCGCCGACCTCGCCGAACGCGCCGGCCGGGTCGCCGCCGCCGCGCAGGCCGAGTACACGGCCCGGCCCCCACACTCCGGCCAGGTCGAGGTGATCGTCGACGTCGGGTTGGAGCCGCAGTCCGGCCGGGCCCGCGCCGCCGTCATCGCCAAGCACCCCGGCGCGCTACCGATCGAGGCCGACCGGCGGCCGCTCGGTAAGTCCATGGACGCGGCGAGGGACTGATGGCCTACCCCGACGTCGTCTCCCTGCTGCGCACCTACCTGCTCGCCGCCCCAGTCAGCTTGGGCGTGCCCGTCGCCTCGCGCGTACCGGACCCGCGGCCGGTGCAGTGGCTGCAGCTGCGCCGCGTCGGCGGTACGCAGCAGCGACCCGTCCGCGACCGGCCCCGCGTCGACGCGATCGTGTGGGATGACGACGAGCCCGGCGCCTGGCAGTTGGCGGACACGGTTCGCCGCGCCATCCATGCCCTCGCCGGCACCACCACCCTGGGGCCGATGGTGTACCGGGTCGACGAGTTCCTCGGCCCCACCTTCACCGACGATGGCCTGTCCGGTGCTGTGCGCTGCATGGCCACCTACGCGATCAGCGTCCGCGCCGACGACGCCATCGCCCAGTAACGCACTGCCCGGCTCCGCGCGCCGGGTGCGCAACCCAACACCCCGCACGGAGGAAACCTCATGTCCCTCAACGCCGCCGCAGTGCGAATCGGCATCACCGGCGAGCTGTACGCCGCCGCTGTTGGCACGGCCGCCCCGACCAGCTCCACGTCCCCACTCAACGCCGGCTTCACGGGCATGGGCTACGTGTCCGAGGACGGGGTCACCGAAACCTACGACGACACGGTGGAGGACATCGTCGCGTGGCAGAACGCTACCGTCGTCCGGTCGGTGACCACCGAATCCAAGGCCACCCTCCAGCTCACCCTCATCGAGACCAAGGGCAAGGTACTCGAGCTGTACCACAAGGGGTCGACGGTCGAGGCCGTCGGCGCCGGCGAGTGGAAGATCGACGTCAAGGCCCCGGGCGCCGACGAGCGGGCGTTCGTTTTGGACGTCATCGACGGGTCCAAGCACATCCGCTTCTACGTGCCCCGCGGTGAGGTGTCCGAGCGCGGGGAGATCACCTACGCCAACGGTGAGCCGATCGGCTACCAGATCACCATCACCTGCTACCCCGACTCCAACAACGTCGTGTTGACCAAATTCTCGGACGACGCGAACTGGGGTTACAGCTAAAACCCCACTGTGGACTCCCGGCGGTGTGTCTCGCGCGGAGAGCGCACCGCCGGGCCTATCTCATATCTCCGCGCACCGAGTAGAGGAGCAGTCCGCGCATGTTCTCCGCGCAGCAAGCCATCAACGACGCGTCACTGGCCCCGTTCGCCTTCGAGGACTCCAAGGGGCAGGTTCGTGAGGTGCCGCACATGAAGGCGCTCTCCCTGGAGCAGGGGATGCGGCTTCTACTGGACGGTGAGGTCCGGGAGGTCATCGACGAGGTGGCGCCCGAGGTAGGCACCGAGGTCGCGACCTGGCCAGCCCACGTCGTCGAAAAGTTCTTCAAGGAGTGGCAGGCCCACTCCGACGTGCAGTTCGAGGATGAGCCGGGAAAATCGTCGGCGTCCTCGCCGCGCTCCGCGGTGCTCGCGGAGCGATCGAAGCGGACCTCGCGTTCCGCGGGATCACGCTCTCGTCGCTGACCCTGCGGCAGGCCGAGGACTACATCACCGCCCTCGCCGACACCGAGGGCACCGCGACCCGGCGGGCGCTGACCGGCGACTCGTACACCCTCACCGAGCACCTGCTGATGCTGGTCGTCGACCAGTTGCGCATCCTCGTCTGGCAGCAGACCAAGGACGGGCAGAAGGGCCGCCGCCGGCCGAAGCCGATCTCGCCGCTCGCCAAGCAGGCCGGCAACCGGTACGGCGGCAAGCACGGCAAGTCCAATGAGGAAGTCAAGGCGTACCTGGCCAGGTTCGGGCCTCCGCCAAGCTGAGGGGGTGACCGGTGGCTGAGGAAGTTGGTGCCGCATTCGTCAGCCTCGTCCCCTCAGCTCGCGGGTTCAGTGCCAAGACTCGCGCGGAACTGCGCCGGGAAC